CTGCACGCCCGTCGCCTGTTCGGCGAGGAACAACTGATCTTGCATACCGGGAAAGACCTCCCGGTCTGCAAAGAGATTCAACGTCCGGCGAGGGCCTGGGCCCGGTCGCGTCCTGGCTATCGGGTCCGGGAACAGAACGGGAACGAGGAGATCGCGACGCCGGACGAGTCCCGTTGGATCGTCCGGGGCAAGGGGTCCGTCTATGGCTATTCGGCGACGGTCGGTATCTGTGACGAGGCCTGGGGAGTGCCGGCTGAGGTCGTCGAGGACGGCATGGAACCGACCATGACGGAACGCCGTCAGCCCCAACTGTGGATCGCGTCGACGGCCCACCGGAAGGCGACGAGTCTGTTCCCGTCGAGGAGGGCCGCCGCGATCGCCCAGGTCGACGCGCCGGGTCGGACGCTGATCTTGGAATGGTCCGCGTCGAGGTCGGCCGCGATCGACGACCGGGCCGGCTGGCGTGCCGCGTCGCCTCACTGGTCAAAGAACCGGGAGCGGCTGATCGAGTCGAAACTGGCCCGGGCCCTGGCCGGCGAGTCTGACGACCCGGACGAGGACGATCCCATCGAGTCGTTCCGGTCCCAGTACCTGAATATCTGGCCGGCGAGATCCGCGTCCGGGTCGGGCCCGGATGAACCGCTGACCGAGGAGGGCGCCTGGTCGGTCCTGGGTGACCTGTCGGTCGAGGCGCCGACCGGCGGCCTGGTCGTCGCCGTCGAGGACTGGCTAGGGACCGGGTCGGCCGGCGCCGCCGCCGGGGTCCTGCCTGACGGTCGCGTGTTCGTGTTCGGCGATCTCTTCGACGGTCGCGCCGAGGCGTTCGCCTGGGCCGGCTACCTGATCGAGACGCACCCGGGGACCCGGCTAATCGTGGGCGCGTCTCTGGTCGACGACGCCTCGACTCCACCCGGCGTGGAGGCGACGCCGGCGGGGACGACCGAGACGAAGACCGCGCTTAGCCTGTGGCGCGAACTGGTCCGCGACGGCCGGCTGATTCACGACGCCGGGGACGCCCTGTCGTCGCAACTGGCCGGCGTCCGGGTCGTCGGCCGGTCTGGGGGTCTGATGATCGGCGCCCGGTCGGGCCGTTCGGATCTTGTCCGGGCCGCCGCCTGGGCCGCCGCCGAGGCCGTCCGGTCCCCGGCGCCGATCGAGTTCTTTGTCTACTGAGAGGCCGCCATGGCTAACCGCGCCGACGTTCGCCGCAAACTCGCCGGGTCCCGGGCCCGGGCCGGACTGACCCGGATCGGCGGGGCCCGATCGACCGGCGGGGTCACCCCTCGCGCCGCCTGGGCGCCCCTCCTGGTCGGCGAGACCACGCCGACGACCCAGGCCCCGCCGGCCGCGACCGAGGGCGACGCCCTGGGCCTGCCGCCGTTCGGTCGAGGCCTGGCCCTACTGGCGAACGCCGTAGCGACGACGCCCTGGCACGCCGCTAGGTGGGACGCCGACCTAGGCGTGTCCGTGAAGATCCCCGACCAACCGGCGGTGCTGACCGACCCTGACCCCATGTCGACGCCCTGGTCGTACAAGTGGGCCGCGACCGAGGACGGGGTCCTCTACGGAAATCATTTCGCCCTGTTCGGCGATCTCGACTTTCGGACGCTGCGGCCTGGCTGGCTGGTGCCGATCCCGGCGGATGAGGTCTGGATGATCACCGACCCCCGGTCGCCGGCCTGGTATCAGTGGGCGATTGGCGGGGCCACGTTCGACGCTGACGAGATCCTCCACGTCCCCTACGGGAACAGGTCCGGCGAAGTCCTGGGTCGTGGGGTCCTGTATCAGTACGCCCAAACCCTCGGCGGGTACGTCGCCGCCGAGAATCACGCCGCCGCGTATTTCGCCGGCGGGGCCCTGCCGCCGGCCGTCCTACAGTCGCCGACGGCGATCACCCAACCCCAGGCCGACGACCTGAAATCGAAGTGGCGCGCCATGACGGCGACCCGCGAGCCGGTCGTCCTGCCGATGGGCTACGTCCTGACTCCTGTCGTGTCGAACGCGGAACAGGCCCAACTGGTCGAGTCGCGAACCTGGGACGCCGAACTGGTCGCGATGATCCTCGGCATTCCGCCGTGGAAACTAGGCCTGGCAGGGCCGACCATGACGTACCAGAACGTCGAGACCGCCGACATTGACTTCGTCCGCGACTCCGCCGACCGTTACGCCGCGCCGCTGTCCGCGTCGTTCACGAAGTGGCTAACGCCGCATGGGACGACGGTCGTCTGGGACTACGCCGCCCGGATGCGAGCCGATCAGTCGACGACCGCGTCGGTCCTGTCGACGTACACCGGCGCCGAGATCCTGACGATCGACGAGGCCCGCGCCATGATCGGCCGACCCCCGATCGCCACTGCCGACGACGCCGGGACGACACCGGCCGGCGTGCCGGAACTCACCCCCCAGGAGGTCACCCCATGACCGAGTTAGTGATTCACCGCGACCTGCCCGCCGGCGCGTTAGAGGCGACCGGCGACGGCTGGACCGTGTCGGGCCTGGCCGTCCCCTACGGCCGCGAGGTCGAGGTTTCCGACGACGGAGGTCAGACCCGTTACCTGGAAGAGTTCGCGACCGGGTCGTTCACCCGCGACGTCGGGAAGGGCGGCCGATGGGTGAACCTGTTCCTGGGTCACAAGGGCGACGACGGCGACCGTTTCCTGGGCCGCTGTGTCGGCCTCGACGAGACGCCGGCCGGCCTGTTCTCGTCGTTCCGGATCGACCGCTCACACCCGGCCGCCGAGGCCGCCCGGTCGGGCGAACTCCGAGGATGGTCCGTGTCGGCGAGGGTCTACCGATCCCGCGAGGTCGCCCGCGCCGGCCGTGTCGTGATTCTCCGGGAGGCCTGTGGGCTAAGCCATGTCGCCGCGACGGCGAATCCGCAATACGCCGGCGCCGGGGTCCTGGTCGCCCGCGACCATGAACTGATCGCGTCGACGCCGATACTGGACCGCCTCCGCGCCCAGGGGTACGGTCGCACCTAGAGCCGCCACCCGGGCGAGCCGCCACCCGGCCATAGAGCCGCCACCCGGCCCGAAGAGACCCGCCACCCGGTCAGACCGCACATATTCCGCCGTCTGCCCGGGAGGTCTCTAATGGGCAAGTATCTGGACCGTCTCCGCGAAGAGTTCGACACCATCAGGACCGGGATCGACGTCCTGGTCGACCGCGCCGCCGACGAGGGCCGCGACGTCACCCCCGACGAGGCCCGACAGGTCGAACGCGACGAGGCCCGTATGGGGGATCTCGCCGCCGCGATCGAGCACTACGCCGGGATCGAGGCGACAACCGAACGTGTCTCGGCCGTCCGGTCGACCGCCGGCCCGACCCCGCCGAACCTGCACCGCGCCGGCCCTCCCGAGGCGCCGGCCTACGACCTGACCGAAGAGTTCCCGACCGCCGGCGACTACGCCGCGACCCTTCACCGGGCCTGGGTCGACAAAGACCCCGAGGCGATCGAGAAGATCGAACGCGCCACCGCCCATCAGAAAACGACCGACAACCCGGGCCTGATCCCGAGGCCCGTCGTCGGCCCGCTGATCAACACCATGTCGAACGCCCGTCCGTTTGTCTCGTCGATCCCGAACCGGCCGGCGCCGACCGTCAAGTTCGACCGGCCGAAGGTGACCCAGCACGTCGACGTCGGTAAGCAAGCGGTCGAGAAAGACCTCACCGCGTCGCAGGTTATGACGATCGGGACGGTCCCGGTCGCCCTGGACACCTGGGCCGGCCACCTGAACGTGTCCAAGCAGGACATTCGCTGGACCCAGCCGTCGATTCTGCAAGTGATCTTCGACGACTTCACCCGGATCTACGCCCGCCGGACTGACGACGCCTACGCCGACGAGTTCGTCGCCGCGATCACCCAGACCGCCGCCCTGGCCGCGTCCGACGTCGCGTCGATCGACGCTTTCCTGAGGACGGCCTACGGGACGGTCCAGACGAACGCCGACGACTCCATGATCGACACGGTCTGGATGAGTCTCGACATTTGGACGGCCCTCGGTAACGCCCGTCTCGCGAACGGCGCCCCGGCCTACAACCTGCCGCTGACCGGGGTCGGCGACGTGAACGGTCTCCGGGCCGTCGTCGACCGGAATTTCGCCGCCAAGACCCTCATCACCGGCGACTCGCAAATGGTCGAGTTCTGGGAAGACCTGGAAGGGTTCCTGACCGTCGACGAGCCGAACGTCCTCGGTCAACTGGTCGGTTACGCCGGCTACTGCGACCTCGCCGTCCTGGCGCCTACGGCGTTCGTGAAGGCCGTTGTCGGATTCGGCGACGAGGCGACGACCGAACAGTCGACGTCGAAGTCCGGCGGGAAGTAGACCGCCGGTCATGTCCCCTGTCCCGACCGTGGCGCAGGCCCGGGCCTACCTGAAAGTCTCGGCGACGGCGATCTCTGATGAGGAGTTCACCCGGATCTATAACGCCGAGGTCGACGCCCAGGCCCAGGTCTGTGCCATTCCGACGACCGCCTACCCCGACGCCCTGGGTCAAGCCCTGTTGCGTCGGATTCAACGTCAGGTCGCCGCGAAGAACCTGCCCCTGGGTTTGGTCGGACTAGAGGCCTCCGAGTTCGCCCCGTCCCGGATACCGGCCTACGACGCGATCGTCGAGGCCGGCGAACGGCCCTATCGGGCCCAGGTCGTCGCATGACGACGACTGTCGAAGTGATCCCCGAGGTCGCCGCGATCGTCGCCGCCCTAGAGACCATTCCCGAACTGACCGCCTACCCGGCGACCCCGGACGCGATCACCGACGGGGCCGCGTGGCCTATCTGGTCGAACACCGTTTGGACCGGCGGGAAACTCTGCCGGTCCCCGGTCTCGACCTATGACGTCGTCGCGATCCTGCCGGCCGGCTATACCCCGGAGGCCGTCCAGATCGCCGGCGGCCTCCGCGACCGGATCTATCTCGCGCTCCGCGCCGTGGGCCTGGTCGAGATCGCCGAGCCTGTCATGGTCACGGCCGCCGAGGGCGCCTCCATGCCGGCGATCCGTTACCGCCTGATCACCTAGAGAGGACCCTCCCATGGCATCACCACCCGTCACCCCCGTCAGTCTCGGCGACGGGGTCCTGGAAATCGGCCACGTCGGGACCGAGATCGACGTCTCGTGCGCCGTCAACAATGCCAAGATCACCGTCTCCAAAGATCAGGCCGACTCCACCACGAAACTGTGCGGCACCGTCCGGCAAGGCAAGATCACATACACCTACGCCCTGACCGGGAACATGGACGCCGACGTCGGCGACCCCGACGGATTCTTTGCCCTGTCCCAGGCCGAGCCGGGGACCGAAATGGCGTTCCTGTTCCATCCCCATATCGGGACGACGACGTCGGCCAAGGGGACCCTGATCATCGACCCGCTGGACTTTGGGGCCGACGAGATGGGCGCCGACCTGACGTCCGATTTCGAGTTCGCGATCGTCGGTAAGCCGGACTATGACTACCTGACCCCGGCTCCGGGTCACGCCGAGGCCCGCGACGACGAGGACGAGGACGTCGACGAGGACGAGGTCGCCTAGCCCCCATGGCGAACCGAGCCACGATCGAGGTCGTCGGGGCCCGGGAACTCCGGGCCACGCTGAAACGCGCCGGCGACGACCTGCAAGATTTCAAGACCGCCCATTCCGAGGTCGGCCGTCTCGTCGGGTCGTCGGCCCAGATCCGGGCCCCGAAGAGGACCGGGACCCTGGCCGCGTCAATGCGGGCCGGCGCCGGCGCCACGTCGGCGACCGTCAAGTTCGGATCGACGTCGGTCCCCTACGCCGGCGTCATTCACTGGGGATGGTCGGCCCACAACATCGCCGCCAACCCGTTCGCCTCCGAGGCCGCCGAGGAGACCGAACCTGTTTGGCTCCCCGTCTACCAACGCCGGATCGACCAGATCCTCGCCCGAGTCCAAGGGGAGTAACGCCCATGGCCGACAAGATGAAACTCTCGGCGCCCGTCGTCCGGGTGATCTTGCAATCGGATCTCGACGGCGACGAGATCGCCGCCCGGACCCTACAGACCACGAACCCCGACATGATCCTGTGGGAGCGCACCCGGGCGAAACACAAATGGCCGCCGTTCGACGAGGCGCCGATTACCTGGCTGACGTTCCTCGCCTGGGCCGCCGCCCGCCGGACGAAAGTCATCCCGCCGAGTGTCACCTGGGAACAGTGGCAGGCCGACTGTCTCGACGTGTCGTCGCCCGACGAGGAGGCCGACGACGAGGAGGCCGAGGAGGGCCGCCCTACCCAAGAGGGTCCCGGTCCCGGCTGATATGCGAGATCGCCGTAATGACTCACACCCCGCCGGCGGCCTGGTGGGACGAGTCGACCGAGACCCTGGCGACCGTGCTGGCGATCTTCGAAGAGATGCGACGGGAGGCTGACTAGTGGCGTCCCATTCGGCGATCCTGACGATCAAGGTCCTCACCGACGCGACCAAGGCCGCCCAGGGGATGAGTCAAGCCGCGTCCGGGGTCGACAAGTGGAAGGGCCGCCTACAGTCGGCCGCCCGGGG